GACCTGACTTTGCTTTCTACTCGATTACTAACTCTGTGTAGTCTGAACCACTTCACGAACTTCGCTACTATCCTCTGTTGTTTAAGGCTGGTATTTTTTAGTTTTATTATATTATAACCTACAATTATCAAAAAGTAAAGTTTTTACATAATTATTTTCTTAGATGGTATTGCGATAGTTGAAAACATTTGTTCGTACTGTTCTACAATTTGAGATTCTGCCTCAGCAATGAATAAAACGTCTTTTAATGCTATGTGAATAATATTATCTTTACAGCTCATCAAGAAAGGCGCAAATCCCATTTGGGCACCATTTTCATCTTGACTAACTATCCCAATAGTTTGAGGGTCTTTAATAGTAATTGCCATATTTTCTTCACTCAACTCGAGCAAGTCGCAAATAACTTCTGTTCCTGTATGTTTTAAATGTACTACTGATATATTCATAATTTTATACTCCTTAGTTTGTAATCAAATTTTTCTGAATTGTAAATCTTAATCCTTTCAACGAAATGCTTCAATGAAAAGTTCTTGTGTTTCTTCCACGATAAGTCATCACTTATATCAAAAAGTGTTGCTTTATCTTTTCCCTCAGCTTTTCGTAAACCTCTGCCAACAGACTGTAAATTCCTAATCCTAGACTTAGAAGGATGAGCAAAGATAATGTTATGGAGATTGCGGATATTGATGCCAGTAGAATAAGTGCCATAAGAGGCAACAATAATAGCATTGCTAGATTGTTCTGTAATTTTTCGTATTTCTTCACGTTCTTCTACTCCTACACTTCCTGATACAAAAAAGATTGGTCTTTCTGGGTCTTGCTTTTTTAAATAATTATATAGATGCTTCCCGTGCTTCTCAACGAATTGAAATAACACTAAAGTATTTTTAGTTCTACTTAACGTTAGATTACAAATAAATTTATTTCTATCAACGTGCCCGACTAAAAAATCAATCTCTTCTTGATATGTCATAGATTTAACAAACTTTCTTTCCGCATCATCGTATTTTAATGTGATTGCCTCAATATGTAATTTAGCAATCGTATCACTATCCATTAACTCTTTAGTTGTGGTGACCTTTTTAACTGCCCCGAATAATCCCTCAAGGACTAACTTATGTGTAGTAGTACCATCTAACGTTCCGGTGAAACCAAACTTATATTTACAATCAACCATTTTAGTCAAAATACTTGTTAATGACTTTGCTTTAAAGTTATGTGCTTCATCGCCAATGACGCAACCAAATTGCTCAAAGTATTGTTTCTTTAATTTATAGATTGATTGCCAAGTAGTAATTACTATTTGTTTATCTGTAACTTTTTCCTTGCCTGAATAAATTCTATGTACGTTGTCCTCACTAAACATTGGGTCTATTTCAGATGCGTAGTCTTTAAAGTCTTTATATAGTTGCTCAACTAACGATGTAGTTGGTACGATGATTAAAATCTTTTTATTTATCTTCCTCATGTAGTATTGAGAAAGTGAGTAAATCATAAACGACTTACCAGACGATGTTGGTGATAATAGTAATGCCCGTGACTCCGAGATTGCCCAATTAACGGCTTTTATCTGATAGTCGTAGGGTAATATGGGGTTAGAGTTTGCGTGCGGTTTTAACCCATTAACGAACGTCTCCGTAGACTCAATGGTTTCATAATCACCTAATTTTGGGTAATCTATCGTTAAATTGCGTCGATTAGCAAATTCAATAATATAGTTTAATAGACCAACATATACCTCACCACCGAATACATTGTAGAGGCGAATATTTCCATCCCATTGCCGACTTCTATATGATGGCATGTATTGATATCCCGGAACTTGAAACGTAAAGAAATCTGATAACTCGTGTGCTATCCCACTCTCACATTCTACGTTTAGAAATACGTCATCCTTGACGTTTACTACGATATCACTCATTATATATTATACTTCACCTTGTGTAAATTTTAAGAAATCTATAGCGTTCTTTATAGCAAAACCCCGAACCGTCATCATCTTACAAACTTCTTCTAGGTATTTGACTATTTCTTCTTGTAAAGCAACCCTTGCTTCTGCTTCAACTACATCTGGGTCTACCTTTACGTATTCTTTAACTTCTCTATCCTTTAATACATATTCATATGGATCTGGATCGTTACCATTATAGTAATTAGTTCTACCTAATGATACTCTATATAGTTCAGTTTTTAATTTCCTTAATTTCAAACGTTCCCGTAATACCATTTTAAGGTATTTATTGTGTTTGAGTGGTGTTGCTAATGATTCCTTAGCAAGGATTGTTTCGTCTAGATACAAGTCTTTATCTACTTGCTGTTCAAGTTGTTCTATATTCATACTTATATTATACCCTACTTTTAATCAAAAGTCAAGTAAAAATCAAAGTATATTATTATCCATAGTCATATATGTAAATTGAAAAGATGCGTCTGTTACGAGTTCTTCTGCTGATTCGTTATTAAATGCCAAATCGCCTATATTGGTTGGAAATAGATTATGGAATGTAAATTTAACATTTGAAACGTTTTTATTGTTTGTTAGGATATGTAAGGTAGCATCTACCATTAAGTTATCATCTTTTTCTTCTCTATTCTCTAACAAACCTGCAGACTTTTGAAACCAATCATATAGTTCCATATAGTTATTAAAATCTTCATCAACTAAAAAAGTTACAGTAAATGGAGAATAGGTTTGAGTTGTAGAAGGAATATAACTATAACCATGTACGGGATGCGGGACTGGTGTTTCGTTCACAGTTATACTAGGAACATTACATGATGTTACCCAAAATACAGATCCTGGAATACTAGAGATTTCTAATTTATAATTAGTTCCCTTTGCTAAATTAATTGATGCTGGTTGAATTCTTTCGCTCATACTAATATTTATAATAAAAATAATAAGCCATAAAAAACCCCCAATAAAGGGGGTTTTAACGGTTTTCCCAAGGTAGGGGAAACTATTTTTGCTTTCTTATTACAGGTTAGTTACAGTGAACTTACGGAAATAAGGGTTTGCACCAGCAACACCAGAAGCAAATGGATTCATAGTGATTCCATAACGAGTCTTGAAACCAAGACGCGGCTGGAAGTCTTCTTCACCAATTGATTTCATCATTTGTAAAGGAACGTATGGGCAGTAGAACATACCAGCATCATACATATTAGCACCTTTAAAACCAACGATACAAGTATCAGTTGACGCAAATTGGTCAACGAATACTTTAAACTTACCACCTAGAGTACCAGCAAACGTAGAGTTTGTAGTATCTGGAGCAGCACCGTTTTCAAGAGACATATTAGGAACATCCAATCCAGAAACCATATCTAAAGCAGACGCGATGTCAGCAGATACGATTAACCAGTTACCACGACCACGACCAGTGTTCTTAGCAATTAAGTTTGCTTCTTTATTGATTTGGATTAATAGTGACTTGTAACGCTCACCACTCCATCTAGCACCACCGTTGTCTGTTGCATCAGAAACGTCAAACGTTCCAGCAAGAGTAGTTCCTGCTTGTGCACCAGCTTCTGCTTGTGAACCAATAGTAACAATGATTTCACGGTTGATTTCCGCAAGGATCTCACCAGAAAGAATACTAGATAATTCAGACTCAGCGTCTAAACCATGGATTGCTTTCAAGTCTTGAGCAAGTTCAAGAGAGTATTTTGCTTTAAGAGCTTTAGTCTTAGCAGTAACACTTGACTTCTCAATTGAGAATGACATTTCAGCGTAAGTAGTAGCACCGCCACCAAATCCACCTAATGCTTCACCTTGAGCAGTTGTCATTGCGTCAGATTCAGACCCCACAGTTTCGATACCAGCGAAGTCCGTATTAGGGGCTCCAGCAGTTACGGTTAATGCTTCAGCACCTGTAGATGCTTCACCTGTGTAATGAGATTTCATTGCAAAGATAAGACCTGTAGGACCTGACATTGGCTGTACACCAATAGTGTCATATGCCATTAATTGTGGCATTGTGCGACGTACTAATGAAATTAGGATAGGATCCCAATTATCTACGTTAGCACCTGTGACGTTAGCTTCATCTAACGCTGTTTGTTGATTTTCTAAAAGACGAAGTGTGATTGCACGTTTAGTAGCATCTTTAATTGCAGGTACACCCGCATGCTCCATAACTGGTTCCCACTTATCTTTAATTTCTTCTGATAAAAACATTGTGTTTTCTCCTTATTAAGTATAAATGTTAAGCACCAAAGATGCTTGTGTCTGTTGATTTTGAAAGTGAATTGACGATTGCTTGCATTGAAGCACTCATTTCTTCCTCAGAATCACTCACTTTAGCGTCTACTGCTTCAGCAATTACTTCCTCTTTCTTCGCTTCGGAAGGAAAATACGTTTCCTTCAAAGTTTCTAACTTCTCTGTGTAAGATTCAGTATCTTCAAATACAACACCTTCGGCAAGCGAATTAAGTTTTTCAACTTGTGTCATAGTTAAGTCTTCTGAAACTTGAACAAAAATTTCTTTAGCTGTTGCTTCGTCTAAAGCCTTACGTGCTTCAATGTTTTTATTCATTTCAGCATCTAAGTCTTCTTTCAAACCAGCAATTTGTGTTGCTTGCTCATCTAAAATATTGTGTTTCTCTTCAGGAATTTCAATATAATTTTCTGCGAACAATGTTTGTAAACCACCAACAAAACCCTCTAGGATTTCATTTTTAAGACCGTTTTCAACAGCAAGTTTGTTGTCTTCAACCCACTCAGTTACCATGTAATCTAAGTATCCGTCTAGTTTAGTTGTAATATCTTCTAATAAAGAGTCAGTCTTAGCAGTTAATTCTGCTTCCATCTTATCTTCAATTAATGCTAAGTTTGCTTTAACTTTTGCTTTTACAGCAGTTTCAAATACTAAAGTGGTACGTGCTTTGAAATCTTCAGTTAATTCTTGGCCGTCAAATAATGCGTCCATATCTTCCTTAACATCTACTTCTAACTCTACTTCTTCTTTAGCAACTTTTTTGTCTTCTTCAACTTCGTCGTCTTCGTCTTCGTCGTCACCGTCTTCGTCTTCGTCTTCAAATACTTCATCTTCAGCACCAACTGCTGTAATCTTTTTCTTCTTTAACTTAGTCGCTTTAGGCTCTGTGGCCTCAACCACTTCGTCAGACTCTTCAGCAACCATTTCTAGTTCGCCAGACTCCAATAACGCTTCTACTTTAGACACCTCAATTGAAGTATCAGAATCAGCATTTTCAGAAATATAAAATTCCTTTGCC